CCAGAATAGAAGAAACTGTTTTCTCCTATATAGAAGTTAGGAAGATATGTGTGAAAACTCACCCAACTCTTTGTATTGAAGTTAAATGAAACAGTCCATGATTTGTTACAGAAGTATTCAAGATCTGTCACCTCGATATATTTCTTAACTACAAGATCACCAGCTACTGGTTGGTCAACATAAAACTGTTTAACCACCTCATCATAAAATACCTCTTTACCTGGTTGTGGAACATAGTCTAACTTAGTAATTATTACTCTTTCAAATACACTATCATACACACCATGAATACCAATATTCTTAAAATGATTATCTGTGTTAACTGTTGGGAAGTATCTTAGTATTTCAAATGCTAAATGATTTGTAAAGAATCTATTAAGACCAGAACCAAATCCTGAAATATCAGTTGCTTGTGTTCCTTGAATTAAAAATACTTGACATCTCTTAGCATCAATAGTTATCTGCCCTTGAGGTATCTTAAGCAACATCTTATTTTGACAACCAACATATCCAAGATCTGTCTCAGCATAATCTATAGGAGGTGGTTCAACACTGCTGAATAATGAAGGATTACCTAAATAAGCTGCTTGAGGATTACTTGTATTCAATGTTAACATGTTACCATATAACAATGTCTTGTTCTCAAATCTAGCTAATGTAGCTCTGTTCTGAATACCATCTAAAGATATAAGATTACCATAGTTTTGAGGGAAATCAAAGAAGCTTATTGGACGATATATCAACCAGCTATTTATTCTATTATCAGAATAGCTTTCTTGTCTATCAGAGTATATTGCTCTGAATGGGAAGTTTTTATAACACAATTGCTGTATCCAATCTGCAGGCAAGTGAGAGAAGAAGTTCTCTACATTCTGCTTAGAGAAGGTTGTATTGTAATAATAAGTATTATCAAGAGCAATAGGAACTCTACTTTCTTGGAACCAAGTATCAGGAATACCTGAACTTACATGTGGATAGAAGTCACCTTCTAAGTTATTGAATGCTTGACGTAAGTCTACATTAATAGAACTCTCTACATAATAGTAAGGAATACCATAAGCAAACAAATACATCTTACCACTATATACATAATTTAAAGAACCAGCTGTTACTGTTCCTGGAGCAGGTGTAGTTGATGTAGTTGTTGTAGCATTGTCAACAATATCATCATTAGGACAATCAAAATAATGTGCTTTGGTAGAGATTATGTTCTTCATTACAGTAGAGCCTACAGTAAAATCAGACAAGATAGATCTTGCTGAATACCAATATTGTGGGTAAGCTACATTACCTATCTCATCATAGTATATATCAGAATCATCTGGAGCATTCACTCTATTGTCAATAAAGAAAGGAAGCTTTGTTTTAAATCCAAACTTACCAATATATGTATCACCACCAAATATCACTTCAGGATCATTAGCAGATATTGCACTGAATATTCTTTGGAATCCTGTGTCAATAGTTTGATATGAATAGATTTGTCCATATTGACCATTATTAATAACCTTTATAGAACCATAGTAAGATACTACTTTGATATCTCTCTGAGCTTCAGGACTAGCACAGTTTTCTGCTTCTGAAATTGTAAATCTTGAATTGTCACTAATTTGACTTACACCTGCTATAACAAGAGAAGGAGTATCATTAGGATATGGTAAAGGTGATACAGGTATTCCATTTCTAACATCAATAGTTTTAACATAAACTGAAGACTCTCTATTCCAGTTATTAAGATCATAATTATCACCTACGTTCTGCACACCTGGGAATACGTATTGAGCTAGATCAAGTTGTCTTTGTTTAATTTTTTGATTATTAGGAACATCTGCACTATAGTCATAACTAGATATAGAGTTAAATGAATATGCAAAGTTTTGTCTACTAATACCATTAATATAAATCTGTAAGTAAGTCTGATATGCTGTGAAGAATGCTGTAGCACTAAATCCTCCAAGATCAGCTATTCTCTTACTAGAGTTCAAAGCATCAACTTGTGTTTGTTCAGTGATAAGCTTATACATAGCATGTTTCTGCACTTCAACAAAATGAGCTCTTCCTCCACCAAATAATACACTCTCTAACTTAAGAACATTACCTAGTGTAGGTTGTCCAAAAGATGTTTCTGGAGAATTAAATACTTGTCTGTAAGCAGACTCAGGATTATTAAATCCATCTAATTTATTAGGATAACAATTTAAGTTTTCACTTGTGTTGCTAGCTACTATTTTATAATTAGTTGATCCTCCTGTACGCACAGGTACAGTGATAGAATTAAATGTTTTAGTGTTTATACCTAATGCAAAACCATCTATTATTATAGTTTGTAATGCTCCTGTAACTGGATCTGTATAATTAAATGTAACAGAGAAAACAGGTGAATTATTTGTAATTGTATAAGTAGTAGTTGTAATATTTGTAAACGTAGCTGCTCCTGGACTATTTACAACAGGAAGTGTAATAGAACATATTTCAGTGGTGCTACTATCAAATGCTTGTGTATCTGCTTCTCCTGTATAACAGTTTGTGTATTGTAAGATACCAGGAGTTGTCACTGATATAGAGAACGTATCACATTGAGAGTTGTATGCATTGTTTCTCTCAAGCAAGAATGGATCTTCACTTAAGTCATTATATGGATAGTTAGGATAGTAGTAGTATGTAGCATTAGGATCACTAGGATCTTCTCTAGTGTATTTACCTACATTTCTAAGAATACCTTTAGCAATAATAGATTTGTTTGTGCTTCTATTACCCCTTACTATTTTAAATCCAGCAATAGATGCCTTCTCTTCATTTGTTAAACTAGAATTTTGAATAGCAAAAGTCACTTGTTGTACATCTATCTTTACACCTATTGGATAGATAGCATTAGCAACTTGCATTACAGGTTCTATTTGACCTCCAGTATATATAATGGTGGGGCTCTCAAAGTAAGGACTTACAAGAACATCAGGAAACTTATGGTGTCTAATTGGTTTACCAGCTAAGTCTCCCCATACGTCTACGTTACATGGATACTCCTCAGTAGACTCCCAATATGCAAAGTCTCCAGATTGATAAGGATAGGCATCTCCTATCTTCCTAGTATTGTCTGTAGGAACAGGATACGTTGTAGATACACTAGCTGTGTTATATATTTTCCAATTAGGACTATATTTATAAAGTGTAACAGGTTCAATATTAGTAGCAGTACCTATGAAGTCAGGAGTTGCATTAGGACCAGTTTCATAAATAGGAGTTAAATCATTAAAAATTGGTGATCTACCAGGAATATGAAAACCATCTGTTTGCTTACCATTGGTTAATAAGAATACAATTTCAAATGCATAGACCTCATCTCTTAAATATCCTCTTAAGTTGGAAGTATAAAAACCATCAGCATAAGTATTACCAGCTGGTAGTTTGTATGTCTCCCATTGAAGTTGTATTTGATTAGCAACGCTTTGATAGTTGATTCTATCAATAGAAGTTAAGTTGTCCCAAACAATAACATCTTGTACGTTTGTTACATCTTGAGCAATTTCATAATAAGGAAACTTTTCAAGAACATCTGCAAGACTCAAAGGAATCTGAGTTGTGTTCTGTCCTGTATAAGTAATTGATGTAGACCTTTCTTCAATGTTATATGTTCCCACTAATTCTACAGTGGTACCATTATTAATGGTCTTTATAACAGCTAAGTTAAAGTATTGGAAGTATCCTGTAACATCTAAGTTAGTAATATTTAATACAATAGATTCACCTACAGAATATTGAAAATCAGGAGTTGTTATTTCTGTATTAGCAATAGATGTAGGATTAGTTATAGAGAAGTAGGATGTATAAGCATCTCCTGAAGAGTTACCATACTGAATAGCAAACTGATAAGTACCAGCTTTTAAATCTCCTCCTACAACAATGTCAGCAACTTCTATATTAGGAATTTGAAAGTTAGGTTGTACATCTAACTTATTACAATCAAGAACTCCTTGTCCATCTACTACTAGAATAGTTGGATCACAAGTGCTATCTCCTTCATATGAAAAAACATATGGAACTTGCTCAATGTTAATATATCTTCTTGGATTCAATCCATCAGTCCAATAAATCTCAGTGGTACAGTTTGTAATCTTATGTACAGCTTTGTGTATTGGATAGTTTATATCAAAGTTTAAACAGTCTGAGTTAGCACAAACTATCAACTCTGTATCAGGAATAGGAGTACAAAGTGTGCGATATACACAATCATTGTTATCCATATATCCTATCTCACTTCCTCCTGTTTGAGGATTAGCTAAGAAGAATATGTGTTTGTTTTTCTCTTGTATGAAATGAGTTCCAATAAGCTGAAAGCCTTCAGGAAACTCTAAGCAAGCTTCATTACTTGGCTCATTCTGATAGCTTACAGAATTAGCGTCAAAGTTTTCTAATGCTGCGTTTAGAGCATAAGAAAGCTTACCCTTCTGTATTTGATTTACAGAAGAGTCCATGTCTAATCCAACTCTGCCAAGATTAAATTCTTGTCTTACGTTAGATGTTCCTTGATTATCTATTCCATCCTCTGCCATATCTTGAGCTTCTATTTGGTAATTCATATTGTCCAAAGCGTTGTAAGTCATTTCTTACTCTTCTTTGTTTAGTCCATGCGTCTTGCTTCTTAATTTCAGTGTAAGCCATAATGAATGCTTCATCATGTAACTGTTTGTAATATGCTAGCTTCTGTTGTATTTGATTAAAAGTTTCATCATTGATTTGATTAGCCAATGTCTCAAACACTTTGTATTTAATAAACGCTTCTACAAACTCTCTAATACGATAGTTATCAGGAATTAACTGATTACCAATAGCATCATAGTCTGTAGCATAGAATATCATATGAACTATACCACAACCAAAGTTGGTGACAAATTTATTATCTCTAATGTCAAAGCTATCATATCCTGCTGATCCTGGAGTGAACTCATGTATAGGAGGAGCAGGTGTGTAGAATTCCCAAGCATCTGTATAACTTACATCACACTTACCTTGACAAGATATATTACCTGGTTTTAATAAGTATTCTCTCTTTATTGATCTAGCAATCTGTTGATTGGTTTTATATACTGCTTGGATGATATCAGGCATACACGTAGGGCATCCTGTTGTACATTGTGGATTTGTACATGGTACAGTTCCACTAATAATAGGAGAGACTTGTATTGTTGTTTGAGAAGCAGCTTGAGAATAGAACGAGTTAGCTGTTTGATATGGGTAGTTAGATGGTATCTCTGTACACATCCAAGCTTCCCTAACAGCAAAGAAGTTGTCAGGAAGTCTAGCCTCAAAGCCAGAAATATCCAATGTTTGTTCAGCAATGACATAACTTGACCTACCCAACTTCTGTAGACATTTGTCTAAGTAAGTAGGGAAAAGCAAATCATCCACTGCTCCTGTGTCAAAGTAAGATTTTAACTCTTCCTTAACAACTGAATAAATTGGTTCAGGTGAGACAAAATTGTATCTGTAGTAGTATGCCATGTTCTTTTATTTTTTCCATTCACAATAAATGTGTTGGTATTTATCATCTGTTTTTATGTAATGTGACAGCAATCTAGAAGTGGTACGAGAAGGTTTGAAATACCACAGATTTATATTACGAATTCTAGTAGACTCTTTAAACCAAATCCATCCAAAGAAGAACCCTTCTGTATGGAAGTTGAAGTTGTAGATAATCTTTCCTTTTTGTTTTGTCTTTTGCCAATCAACTGGTAGGTTAACTATCTCCTTTCCATCAACTGTCTTTGTTTTTCTTCTCTTCTTTTTATTAATAGAGAACTCACCAAAGCCAAAAGGAAGTCTTGCTTTCTCTCCTGTTTCTAGAATGTAGTTTTTAAAATTGTCATTATATAAATATATAATGTTTCGCCACTCATCAAATGTAATTTTTATGGTGGGATGTTTCTTACAAAAGTTACTATAGTTTTCTTTACTAGAGCTTCTCCAGTCTATCTTAGTACGCATTAGCTTGTTGGTTTTGCATTGGGAGCTTGTCCATCAATGCCATCAAATGTTTGGTCTGTTTTAATGCTAAAGTATGTCGATAATAGTTTTTGAGAAGTAAGTTGTAACACTTGTGTTATTAAGTATCCTGGGCATCCAAATTCTTTGTCTAATGGATTAATACAATATTCCTCATCAGTTACAGTGGGAATGTTTCCACAACTACAACCATCAGGATATAAAATACTGTTTGGAACATCTTCTTCAAAGAATGCAGATATTCTAACTGATTGTAAGTGAGGATTGTTAATATATAAATACCCACCATTAGCTATCCAATAGTATTGTTCAGCTCTGATAATAGGTAGCTTCAATAGATTTAAGTATCTATTGATTGTAATCTCTTTGAATCTTTTTCCTTTACCACCCATAGCGTTGATAGAATAAACACCTTGGATTAAGTATTGATAGTTTCCTTCACTGATACGAGGAAGCTTATATTTGCTTCTTGCAACTTGACAAGGGTCCACATATTCACAACAATCAGAAATAGGTACCTCTACCATTTCCAAACAAGGAAGTGTTTGGAATACAGTATCAGTAGCCCAAAGCTTTCTGAGATTAGTCTCACGCTTGATTAGTAAAAATGTGTTGTTCTTGATTTCAGACGCAACCACTCTATCAGTAATTAGATTATCTGTAGTGAGCAATTTATGTACTGAACGTACATCTGAAACCATTTGTCTTAATGTTGCCATTATAAATACTGTTTGAATATATTTGTCATTCCATCACAGTCATCTATTAAAAATCCTGTTACTTCTGCCTTGGACATTGTGTGACCCATCTTGTCGTCCCAAAGACTTTTAGCATTTGAAAATGCTGGAATTTGATAAAACTTTATACCATTGAAATCATGACTCACCTCATGGTGTTTGTCTCCTGTAAAAATGTAGAACTTGCTATGACTAGACCAATGTTCTCTAAACTCTATTGGGAATAAAGCTGCAAGCTTAGCTGGTTTAATAGCATCTCCATGGTTAAACATCAATGCTGAATCACCATAGCTTACATACTTTCTATACTTAGGAGATACATCAAATGCTAATCTCTCTGTATTTCTGAAGTAGGTTTGTAACCAGTTAACTAAGTGCCAACCTACAAACTCATCATGATTACCTGCCACATAGATCACATTGACATTTTGAGCATATTGTAATAACATTGTAATCATCAAAACCTCATGTCCACAGATGTATTCAAAAGATGTATGATATGTATGTGTGTTCTGTTGAGGAGTTCCTTTTGTAGTGGCATTGGTATACTCACTGTTAAACTCATCAGATCCTATTATGTAAGTTATGTTCTGTAAGTTGTTGGATAACTGAGCTTGATTAGCTATCAGTTCCACCTTGTACATAATGTTAGCTAGTCTATCTGTTACATTATTGTTACCATCTATGTCCCATTTGTTTAAGTGAGAGTCTTGTTTGTTGATAACTAACATACCATTTGGTTTGTTAAAGTCAACCTTAGGACTCATAACTTCTTGAGATACAGGCTTATATGAAGCTAAAAAGTCTACAAACACATCTTGAAAAACTTGCTCTGTAGACTTCTTCCCTAACCATGCTTTGACTTGCCAATGAGGATTGTTTCCATTTCCCCAGAAGTTTTGAACATATTTGGTTATCTCCCACTTCTCTGTATCTATCTTACATTTCTCAATAAGCTCATCAAGACTCTTAACCTCTTCGCTAAAGTTGGCTACAACCTCTCCTGTACCCTTAGCTAGATCTTCTGTAAACTTAATAACCCTGTTTTCTAGATCAGCAATATAGTTCCCTATCTCAGCATCTTCTTCACTCTTCTCTTGATTTCTTAATTCTTTTAATAGCTCATCCACCTCAAACTCTGTAATTCCAAGCTTATCAGCATAGAACTTTTTACTTTTTTTCCAGTGTAGAATCTCTTCTAGCTGTTGCAGCAAGGATTGATTTTCAGGCATATGTAGTTTAGTTTAGTTAAAATTACTGTAAAGGTAGGAATTATTTTTGACATTTTCAAAATTTTGTTAACTAATTTAATTATATAGAATAACTTTTTTAGTTAGAGTTTAAACAAAAAACCCCCAGGGTAGAAACCCTAGGGGAGACCTTCTGTAAACCAACAAACAGAGGTTTTTAATCAGGTGCACTACATGTAGCATTTAAACTAAATGAACCAGAACTAGTGAAACAGTTCACAGTGTCTGTTCTTAAACGATAGCTACCTGCAGATAAGATGTTAGAAGGTAATGTTGATGTCCAAGTTCCTGGACTCATGCTTGTCTGAGTGTAAGTGAACGTATATAAAACTGTATCATTAGCAGCATTCATAATGTAACATGCATATGTTCTTGTACCACTTCCACCATTAAAGTATCCACCAGGAGTGATTAATGCTAGATTTCCTGCACTTACTGTGAACAACGCTGATTCTCCACCTAAACAAGATGCCACAGCACTTGTGTCACCAGTGAGACATGGTACAACAGATGTAGTTGTAGAGGTTGTTGTAGAAGTGCTACTAGTTGTAGTGGTTGTTGCACCACTTAAAAGCATATCAAGAAAATTTGTACAAGTGCCTGTAGATTGTGCTCTGATAACAGAAGCTGTGTCTGGAACACCTGTAAGGCTGTACCCTGCCAATAATGCAGCTCTAGTTATTCCTGTTGCTAATGGTGTAGTATATCCATCTACATTTGAATAAAGGTTGAAGGGACCTACGTCTGTCCCTGCTAAAGTTAATGTTACTAAGACTGTCATATTATATTTGGTTTTTTATATTAAAGTTGAGTCCATGAGCCTCCTCCAGTTATTGATCTAAATAATCCAGTTGTTGATCCAAGTAATCTATATACTCCATCTGTACCACCTACAGCACAATCTGTAAATGGTCTTTGTCCCATACCAGTAAGATTACTATTAATAACAGATCCTAAAGTATCACCACCAACAGGATATGTTTCTGCTGGAAAAGTTATTTGGTTAGGAGAGTCACCTGCATAAGTCATTACAGTGCCATATCCAGAAGGAGATGTAGATGTATATAATTGTCCAACTCTGTACCACCTTCTTAAAGAGTCTCCATTTGTAATACTGGTAAAAGATGCTCCATAATTAGTAGACTTAAACATATATCCTCTTGATAAATATCCTCCACCAAAACCACTAGTAGATCCTGTTACAACAACAGTTGAACCATCACTACTACAACTAATATCTACTACATATTGAGTTCCAGGATATACTGTTTGCCATGTAGCACCATAGTCAGATGACTTATAAACTTCTCCAGTAAAACCACTAGTAAATGAAAGATATATATACTGACCAGTGTCACTTATTGCCACTCCTTGAATACTGTAACCACTCCCAACAGGAGGTGAAGCACTGTATGATATTCCTGGAATAACTGACCAAGAGCCAGGTGCTCCATAGTTGTTTGAAATCTTTGTAGTATAGGTAGAATTACCTAATTCATAGCAAACAATTATATACTGTCCATTTCCAGACATTCCTGTTCCTTCAAAATATTCTGTAGCATTTCCTCGTATTCTAGTAGTTATATCATCATAAGACGCACCATAATTACTAGATAAAAATAGTGGACCATTTAATGAACTAGCAATCATATACTGACCAGTGTCAGACATTGCTATTCTTTGCCAATAATATAATGTATTTGTAGAAGATGCTTGCCACGTTGCACCATAATCAATAGATCTATATAAACTTCCTTGTAAGAAACCTATATTTCCTCCAGCAGAACCAGTTGCTACCATTTGATATTGACCAGATCCTCTATTCATAGATACTGCTGTTATAGGAATTCCTCCATTCTGATCTTGGAAAGTAAAATTTATAGGAGTTGCTTGTCCATCAATGATAGTTAATTCTATATCATTAGGAGCATATATAATTTCATTATTAAGAAAAACTATAGCAGCTTGTGGTCCACTTACATTAAAAAAAGTACCATCAGAGACTACATTTCCATTTACAGATAATGTCACACTAAAAAATCCTGATGGGCTAGTACTAGTACCATCAACTTCTATATATAAATAAGGATAAAAAAGACCACCAAATTCAGAATAATATTGAGAAATTTGAGTTGAAGATGCAGGAAGACTCCAAATTCCTACTGGTGATTGATTAGTAAAATCAGTATAATATATTCCTGTAAAAGATATACCATAATTAGGAACTAATGTAGCATTTCCATATAAGGCAATATCTTCTTTTACAACTAGTTGATTTTGAGACTTATTAACAAATGGAGGATATTGCGATACACTAGTGGGTACAAGTATATAATCTTCAAAGTTTTGTTTAGTAATTTGTTCAGTACTTACAGGAATAGGTTGACTAAATAAAAATAATCCTATGTTACAAGCATCTTGTAAATTATTAAATGATATACACTGATTAGGTAGTAATGTATTCCAACTCATTATTTGTTTAATTTAGCTTCAAGTTCTGCAATACGTTTTTCTAATGCTGCTATCTTTAATGTATGTACATCCATATAGTTTACAGATAGTTTATCTTCTCCTACAACAGCATCTGGAAGTATTGATTGTACTTGTTGAGCAGAATAACCATATCTAACTTTATTTGTGTCATCGTCAGTTCTTACAAACTTAATTACGTCTATTCCTAATAAATCTATTTGAGGATTATATTCTAATACATTTTTATATCTAATATCTGATGTCTCAAAAAATGCTGTTGCTGAGATGGCTGTATTAGATACCCATCCTGTAGCTGTAATTGCATAAAATGAAAAACCTAATGCTGAGTTATATATACCTTTATCTACAACGTCATTTACAAAGTGACCACTACTCTTTACTTCTGTAGCACTATATACACCTCCACTACATTCAAGACTTTGTCCTGAGCCACCAACAGCATTAATAGATACATATCTACTAAAATTAACTATAGTTCCATTATCTGTTATAGGAGCATCACCAAGAGTTGATGCACTTGTAAATTTACCTATTGTATTAGTTGTTCCAGAAAGTGCTACTGATGATCCTGAAGTACCACTTGAACCAACTCCACCATTAGCTCCAGAAGTACCACTACTTCCATTTCCACCATTAGCACCACTTGTACCACTTGTTCCAGAAGAACCATTTCCACCATTAGCACCAGAAGTACCAGAAGTACCAGAAGAACCATTTCCACCATTTGCACCTGATGTTCCACTAGTTCCACTAGTTCCATTTGGACCAGCACCACCATTTGCACCTGAGGTGCCTGAGGTACCACTAGTTCCACTAGTTCCATTTGGACCAGTTGGTCCAGCACCACCATTAGCACCTGAGGTACCTGATGTACCTGATGTACCATTTGTTAATCCACTAGTAGCTGATGTACCATTAGTTCCAGAAGTACCATTAGTTCCAGATGTACCAGTGGTGCCATTTGTTCCAGATGTACCAGAAGATGCAGAAGTTCCAGAAGATGCAGAGGTACCAGATGTACCTGTAGTTCCAGATGTACCTGAGGAAGCAGATGTACCAGCTGTGCCAGAGGTACCATTTATTCCAGAAGTACCATTACCACCAGCTGCACCAAATAGATTCACTGTCCATACAGCATAAGTTCCTGAACCCACTGCAGTGGTAACATTAATCACTATATCACCTGTTCCACTATTGTAAGAGGTAACAGTTCCTTGCATTGTATTACTTCCATCATATACTATGATAGCTGTCTGTGCAATACTATATGCTAGTCCTGTTCCTACTATTAAACTTTTTGATCCTGTTCCTATTAATAAAGAAGTTGTAGAACTTGTTAAATATCTATCTCCATCTTTACCAGCAGTTCCAGAAGATGCTGAAGTGCCAGCAGTGCCAGCAGTACCAGTTAATCCACTAGATGCAGACGTACCTGAACTTGCACTCGTACCAGCTGTACCTGAAGTTGCATCAACTCCACTAGTTCCTGCAGTTGCGTCTTGACCACTAGTTCCAGAAGTACCAGAAGTAGCACTTGTTCCATTAGAACCATCAGTGCCATTAGTGCCATCTATACCAGATGTTCCACTTGAAGCACTAGTTCCAGCAGTACCACTCAAACCAGAAGAACCATTAACACCACTAGACCCATCTTTTCCAGCTGTACCATTTGTACCACTAGTACCATTAGATGATATACCAGAACTTCCATCTTTTCCAGAAGAACCAGATGAGCCATTAGTACCAGAAGAACCAGAAGAACCTGATGTACCTCCAGAACCATTCACTCCAGAAGTTCCAGTGTTACCACTAGAGCCAGATGTACCAGAAGTACCATTCAGACCAACAACACCTTCACTAAAAGTGTCATCTATTTTTGATAGAGCACAGTCTAGATTATCTCCAGTTTGAATTCCTGTATTAGGTAGGTTAGGTCCATTATATATAACATGATCTGCTGTTGTCTCACAAGGAGAACATCCAGAAGTTTGATTAGGATGATAGTATGCGTTGTAGCAAGGATCGCCAGGATTACAAGCCATTTTATAGTTAGTTTAAAAGATTAAGGAATGTACATAATATAATATGCAGCTATAACAGGTTGTATGTTTGCATGAGCTGCTCCACTTCCTGTAGATGATATTGTAACACCTGTACTTACATCAACAGTAAGACTTACAGTAGATGTTGTTGTTGTTCTATTATAAGGTGTTCTAGCATCATAAAGTTCGCCATAAACTCCAGGCTCGTTTTGATCAGCTTGTCCTTTTTGCCAAGAAACAGTATGACTATGAGGATTTGGAGAAACTGCAGAAGTAGATACAGCTACAGCACTGTGTGAATGTTCAGGAATTTGTGATGTAATCAAAGTTACAGTGTTTGCTCCTGATGTGGTATATAAAGCATAGTTTGGATTACCAGCATTAGCTGGATTCACTGCAGCATCTAATGGAGCACCTGGAACAAGCTGAATAGCTCCTACAGCAGCACGTCCTCTTCTATCAGGAGTGCCATTTAAACCATTACATAAATATACCTTGAAGAAACCATTTGCTGGGATGCCAATACCTGATCCATCAAAGTTTGTTATTGGTCCATAGTATTCATAGGCTACATAAGGAACCATCTTTAAATATTGTTGATTAGATCCACCACCTGAAGTGCTAGCTATGTAAGCAGCAATCAAAG